GGGTGAGACACCTTCGCCGCCCGTTTTTGGGTAGTAGATGAGCTTTCTGGAACATCTACACCACTTTCGGGGTCTGCACCCGCGGTTTCCATATGTTCTCTAGCGAGTTCAATAAGAGTTTTTTCTTCTTTTGGTTCTGACATAATTTTGTAAGTAATAAAACTAGCAATACTATAATAGTATAATGCTAAAAATTATTATAAATAATAATTCATCTATTTTACAGACGGATAATAAAAAGCTATTAACCACTTTAAAACAGAAATATAGCGCAAAAGTTCCGGGTTATAACTATTCTGCCGCCTACAAGAGGCGCGGATGGAATGGAGAAAAGTATTTCTTCTCTTCCAAAACAGGGAAGTTTGGAACTGGTCTTGTGTCTCACATTGAGGCTGACCTTGAATATTTAGGGGTAAAGTACGAAATAGAAGATTTTCGGGAAACTCTACACAACGACGATATCTCGTTGCCTGGTATAGACTTACGCGACTACCAAGAATCTCTCATCATGAGCGCGTTAAGCGAGAAGGGGTGTATTGTAAAATCTCCCACAGGCTCAGGAAAAACCCTAGTTCTAGGAGGTATCCTAAAATCTTTACAGGACCGGACGGGTCTTGTTTTCTTTACTAAAAAGCAGTTGCTTAAGCAGACTTACGACGAATTGAAATCGTGGGGTCTGGATGTAGGGCTAGCCTTTGGAGATGGCGTGATTCTCAAACCAATTACCTTGTGCACTGTGCAGTCAATCGATAAAGTATTGGATACTCATTTAAAGCAATCGGAATTTATAATATTTGATGAAGTTCATGAATTCTCCAAAGGAAAAGTAGCCACCAAAGTTATAAAGTCTTTCCCTAACGCAGCTTACAGAATAGGAATGACTGCCACAATACCCAAAGACCCGATGAGCCGACTCAATCTAATTTCCAGCCTCGGTAAAGTGATTGAAGTAGTGGATGCCAAAGGACTTATAGACGAGGGATTTCTCACAGAACCCCTCATCCAGATTATTCCCGTACAAGATACGGGTACAGTGGAAGATACCGAGCTCTCCTACAGAGAGGTTTATGAGAAATTTGTTACGGAGAATGACCTTCGAAACAATATGATTGTAGAATTAGCAAAAAAGATTCAACAAAAACCTTCCAAAACGCTTATAATAGTTAAAGACCTTAAACATGCCGAGATTCTACATAATGCCATCCCTAACTCCTTTAAATTGGAGGGGAAAGATGACTTGGGAACTCGTAAGAAGACGATTGACGCCTTCAAAGACGACAGGTATTCCGTGTTGATAGGTACGACCATTATGCAAACAGGTATAGACATTCCAGAAATCAGCCATCTCGTAAACGCGAGGGGATTGAAGTCGGAAATTGCCACTCTTCAAGCCTTGGGACGAGCACTACGTATTCATAAATCAAAGAAAAAAGTATTTATTTATGATTTCTTCGATAGAGCCCCATATTTGGAGAAACACGCCAAAGAGAGAATAAAATCATATGAGTCCCTGGGACTGGATATTACAAATGAAGAATAAACACGAAGAAGCCAAAAAACTGAACGACCTCACTCCGTCGAACCAGGAACGCCTAGCCCTCATAGAAGGGCAAATCAAGGCAATCAAAGCTCGTAAACACATAACCGAAGAAACAATTAAGGAGCTCGATAATTTAATATCAGAGCTCCTTATTTTGCGGTCTGGTTTTGTGGATAATATTATCAACTGGACCAAGCAGGGATACCTTACTGAGTGAGTTATTCAGCGGGGGGTACGTCCTCCTGTTCTTCATCCTCTTCATCAAAATTCATGTCGAGGTCTTTGGTTACGCTTTCTAGACTGGAAACAAGGTCTTTCCATTCCTGATTACGAGCGTTCATTGCATCGTCGTCATCGGCTTCGCCTGTATCATCAGTCTCTTCAGTCTCTTCACCGTCAGCTTGTGCATCGGCTTGAGCGATAGCGTCTTCTTCAGACTCTTCTTCCTGTTCCCCTTCTTTTTCGGCTTCCATTTCAGGAGCTTCTACAGCTTCCTTGCGCAGCTTCTTCAAGTCATCGGCTTCGATATCCCCATCTTTGTCTTTGTCTAGGGCTTTTTGCTTTTTGGAGAGCTTCTTCTTACCTTTTTCGTAATCTTCATCACCCTCTTCTTCAGCTTCTTCCTTGTCTTGCCCTTTACGGCGCTTGGCGTCCGGGATATCACCCTTGTTTCCGCCATACTTAGCCCTTTTCTTTCCTCCGCTGAATCCCTTAGCGTTACCACCGGAGTTGGACATTTCATCATCATCTCCATAGTACTGGGCTTCTTCTAGATTGTGTGAGAGGTAATCCGCCAACTTCTTCATATGGAAGTCTTCATCTACATCTACGATGGTAAATTTAGCTTCTTGCATAATATCCGACAGGGTATTGGCTACATCCAGGACTTGAACGCCACCTTTGCGCGACATACAATGAGAGAACTCATTTAGAACATCGCACAGGATGCCTTCATCGCATGACTCAGAAATCATAGACAGTACTTCTGCCTGAACTTCTGCTAATCCTTTGAAAGAAGGTACAAAACGTAAGCTTTGAACATTGACTCCGTACTTCTCGTTGAGAGTTTGGATTACCAATTGCTTCAAAGGCTTTTTGAATTCGTAGATTTTATTTACATAATCACGAATATCCTTCTGAGAAACCGTCCCGGGATTATTAACCTGATAAACAGAGTCCATTACAGCCACCAAATCAACTTTATTCGATAAGGCAATGTAAGGAACTTGTGCGACTGCCTCTTGAAGGGCATCTTTCACCACTCTATCTGTGGAGTATATGTGTGACGCAAGGGTTGCGATGGTATCGTTATTGGTCCACATGCGGGAAAAGGATTCTTTTGCTTCCAGTAGCTCTTTGCGAACTAACTCTTTATCACATACCATTTCGTAAAGAGTTTTCTTGGAGTTGGTGGGAACGACAACAAACTCGTCTTTCAAGTTTTCGAGAGCTAGTCGAGGAAGGTCGTAGGTTTCTCCTACCACCTTAGACAGCCTCAATCCTTCTATAAGCTTACCGTTCTGCGAAAGGGCGTCAACGTTCTCTTCTAAGTACTTCCTAAGCAGAGGAAGAGCCTCGTTAAACTTTTTATATGCCTTCGTGTTAAAAATATTGTAAGATTCGTTGAATCGGCTTAATCTTTTGTTGAGTCTCTTTCTGCTATCTTCAATTTGGGCTCTCATCGTGAAGGACTCAATGATTTTATCAAAGGAAATCTCGGCGGTATCAAAACGGTCGTGGACTAAAGACTCCATAAACTTATGAACATGATTCTCAACTCGGTTATCAATCGCTTCGTCGGAAGTAATTTTCTCTAGGTCCTCAACCATAAAGTTTTCTAGAGTAAGCCGTCCCTTCGTTTCTTTGTAGTTACAGGAAATCAGAGCATTGCTTTCGGTCACAAATGTGACAGCTCTATCGGCGTCATGGATATCGAATATAACGAGATTTTCTCTCAAACGACGACCAAGATAATCACCAGCCTCGTTTAACCGAGCAAAATTTTTGTTACGAGAATTAAATAGATTTTTTAGTTTCATCAGATTTGTGGGTGTCTATGTTATATAGCGTATTCAAGGTACTCTTTTTGATTAATTATGGTCCCTCTGCCGCGTCCGGCTTTGGGGCTCCCCCCGGCGGTGGCATAGGAGACCCTCCAGGAGGCGGTGGTGCTGGTGCACCTCCAGGCGCTCCTCCGCCTTCCATACCCGGCGGTGGCGCAGCTTCCGCTGCTTCGGACTCCTTCTGCTCTTTAATTTCCTCAATCTCTAGGTCGTTCATTTGATAGAAGGTACGGTAAATGTACTCGTTAGAGAAAAGCTCTAGACCTTTTACTGCCTGCACTACTCTAGTTTTTTGTTCCGCTAACTCTAGCTTCCTCTTTTCGGAAAGGTCTGAGGGAGGTGCCAGTCTTATTTTAAGGTTTGTCCACAATACCTTAGGAAATTTCCTAAGTTCCAAGTGACGCTTAATAAGAGTCTCTAAGCAGACTTCGGTATCTCTCTGTACACGCATAACTGCCTTGGCAAATTTAGCGTCCAATTGGGATAGATTAGCTTTACGTTCTGGAGACTTATCTTTTTCTACGATAAAGTCTTTGGGAATCTTCATAGATGCCAAAACCTTGTCACGGAAGTACCGAACGTCGTCAATCTCTCCGAGGTTCTGAGCTCCAGGAAGAGTCTCAATTTTAGTTCCTTGTCCGTTCTTAATCGGAACAAAGAAGTCCTCTTCGTTAGAGAGAGGGTTGAACCGCTCGTCCGCGTTCATGCTATCATTGTTAAAGAATTTTTCCTTCTTGAACTTAGCTTTTACGCGCTCCATGAACATTTCTACCTTGGTCTGGGGGAGATTACCTGTATCAATGTAGAATATCCTCCTTTCGGGTGCGCGATGCAATCGATAGATAAGCATAGCATCTTCCATCATGCGCAGGGACTTCCATGCGCGTACCCCCGGGGCACAGATAGACTTTCCATAGGGATAATAATTAGAGTCTGATGTGTGGAGACGGAAGTGAATTAGCTGATTCCGGTCCAGTTGGATGGTCGTCTTTTTGTTATACCGACCAACGCTAGTGTATTGGGTGCTCTCTGAAGTTGAAGCTGGAACTTCCTGGATAAATCCTCGCAGATATCCGTACCTGTCTTCCCTACGGTAAATGTACACTGGATTAAGAATCTTCAGTCTCTGAATCCCAGCGTCTGGATTGTTTATGTCTACAATATTCTCTACAAAGCAATCACCGTACTTACACATGTTGCGAATAATGTCCCATAAGTATTTATCCAAATCAGTTTCCTTAACGAAGTCTTGGATGGCGTCCTTAACCCTTTCATCTTCGGTCTCAACCGTAACCATGTCCCCATCTAAATGACTTTGTGTAGCGTCATCAGCGTAGATGTCTAGAGCTGCTCCTATTTCAGGGTACTCATCCATCTTCTCATAGTCGTGGTATCTCCTCCGACGCTCATATTCAATAGCTGGAAGCCGTGCGGCTCCCTTAACCAGACCCAGACTTGCTCCGGATATATTCTCATCACCCTCTCCTTCCGCATTACTAATAACATCGCCCTTATAAGGGTCACTGCTAGCGGGACGTCCTCTTTTTTTCTTAGTGGTAAAGAAGCTTTTGAAAAAAGCGGCGAAACGCCCTGAAAGCGCCGGACCAACACCCATGGTATTGCTTCCCGGGAACGCGGTATAACCCGCGTTCTCATCGAGCCTTTCCTCCAGGTCTTGCAACCTACCTTCCAGGTCTTCTTTTTCTTTGTCGTTTAAATCCATTTTCTGTAATCCTCAAACTCCTTATTATATGTACCCTTCGAAAAACTTGGTGTTGGTAATTCTCTGCCAGTTGGTTCTACTAAATCACCCTTGAGTATGGGGATGGGACTATTCGCCACAATATCACCCATCAAAGTGCTTCCAATCGCCAAACTCATCACCAAATCATCGGCAAAACCTTCTTC